TATGGGATTTACGTATGGGTCCCGTAATTTGGGAAAAGTTTTTACAATCATATCCTGATGAATTATTTGAAGATGATATGAGAGAGATTCAGAATTATTTATTCTCTCGTTTTTCATCACTATCAACAGAAGAATTTTTTGAGGTAGCAAGAGAAATTTTATCAGGTAGTGACACAGGAAAGAAAATCGTTAAGAAAATGGTTGATGAAATTATCGATGAACTTAAACGTTATGACTTAGAAGATGCATTAGGTTCTGAAGATGATGAAGAAGACGACGATGATGATTTCAGAAACTTTTTGGGTGGACTCGGTATAGACCTTTCATAAGTTAGATATGAAAAATGGCTTTATCCAAAGAACAAGCAATCTTAGAATATGCTAAGTGCGTAAGAAACACACCTTACGCACTTAAAACATATTTACAAACCTACGATAACACACAATCCAAGTATGTACCATTAGATTTATTTGCCGACCAAGAACAGTTGGTAAATGATTATGATAACTACGAGGAAAATATTGCGTTAAAATATCGTCAAGCTGGAGTATCGACAGTTACCTCGGCGTGGGTATCAAAAAGATTAGTTTTTGCATCTAAAACAAAACCTGAAAAAATTCTGATTATTGCAAACAAACTTGATACGTCAGTTGAATTTGCAAACAAAGTAAGGTCGTTTGTCGACCAATGGCCATCTTGGTTGGGGGTAACATTCTCTACCGAAAAAAACGCAGCTCGTCACTTTAAACTATCTAATGGGTGTGAAGTAAAGTCCGTAGCAACATCCAAAGACGCACTCCGTGGTTATACCCCCACTATTCTTATATTTGACGAGGCTGCGTTTATTGAAGCTGATGACGACTTCTGGTCAGCTTGTATGGCATCACTTTCTACAGGTGGTAAAGTGATAGTTATCTCAACACCAAACGGTTTTGACCAAATCTACTATTCAATATACGACCAAGCTCTCCGTGGTATGAATGACTTTAAAATCACGGAAATGTATTGGTATAGAGACCCACGATATACCCGAGATTTAAAACTTCTTAAGGTTAAAGATGTGGTTCACTATATGTTAAATCGTGAAGATTATAAAGATGAGGATGTTGTAATTGATTACAGTACAGTAGACCCAAGAGATAGGGATTTCGAAGATATTAAGAAAAAAATATTAGACGGATATAAACCATATTCATCTTGGTTTGAAGCGATGGCCAAAAAACTTAAATTTGACAGAAGAAAGATTGCACAGGAATTGGAGTGTAATTTCTTAGGTTCAGGTGATAGTGTTATTCCCCCCGAAACAATAGAAAAGATTAAAGAAAATTCTATTCGTCAGCCGATTAATAAATTTATGGGTGGAGCATTGTGGCAATGGAAAGAAGCTGAGATGGGTCACAAATACATTATGGGTATTGACGTTTCTCGTGGTGATTCTGAGGACTTCACGACTTTTTGTATTCTTGATTTTGACACTCGTGAACAGGTTGTAGAATATTTGGGTAAGATACCACCTGATGTGGCTGCCGATATTGCGCTGAAATGGGCTACGATGTATTCAGCATTTGTGGTGATTGATATAACGGGTGGTATGGGTGTTTCTACCTCAAGAAAAATGCAAGAATTGGGGTATAAAAATCTATATGTTGATGGTATTAATTTAGCCGATAAGTGGAAGTATAACCCCAAAGCAGATGAGAAGATACCGGGTATTAACTTTAACTCAAAAAGGGTTCAGATTGTTGCTGCATTTGAAGAAGCATTAAGACATGGTTTTGATATTCGTTCATCACGATTATTAAATGAGTTAAATACGTTTGTATATGTTAACGGAAGACCTGACCACATTAAAGGTCAACACGACGATTTGATTATGGCTTGTGCTATGGCTATCTATGTGGGTGAAACATCATTTACCTTATTGGAGAAGGTTACGGAACAGACAAAGGCTATGGTTGATAGTTGGACCGTTCAGGAATCGGCTGTTAGAAACCCTATTGATGACTTCAGTCCATCTACACCTATGGGTGCTGACCCGTTTGGTATTGGTGGTGGAAGTAGAGGAGGGGGTGCAACTAAAAATGACTATCAAAACTATTTATGGTTATTCGGAAAGTCAAAATAAACGGATTATTTAAACGAAAGTAAAGTTGATATTTAATTTCTTGTAAAGAATCCTACTATTTATGTAAAAATATATAATGGCAGATAACAATTTAAATAACTTAACAATTTGGCAGAGATTAACCAAAGTGTTTGGTCCTGACTCTACGTTAGACCAGCAAGCACCGGTTTATAAATTTGACAAAAAGGAGTTATTAAAAACTACCGATAAAAACGAATACGAAAGAGAGAAATTAGAAGCTCAACAATCTTTGTATTTGGGTCAACAATGGACCAAGGTTGAAAGTAACTTATATACTCAAGCCGTTTATTACACTCCAACAAGATTAGCAGCCTTTTATGATTATGAGAGTATGGAATATACTCCTGAAATCTCTGCCGCGTTGGACATTTATTCAGAAGAATCAACAACAACAAATGAAGATGGATACATTCTACAAATTTATTCCGAAAGTAAACGTATTAAATCAGTACTTGCTGACTTATTCAACAATCGACTTGATATTAATACTAATCTACCTATGTGGACAAGAAATACTTGTAAATATGGGGACAATTTTGTCTTTTTAAAACTCGACTCCGAAAAAGGTATTATGGGAGCTCAACAGCTTCCAAACATTCAAATCGAACGTTTAGAAAGGGGGATGAAATCAAGTCCCGGTAGATATCAAACCGAAACTGAAAACGATATGTTGAAGTTTACGTGGAAAGAAAAGGACTTGGAATTCAACACATGGGAAATTGCTCACTTTAGATTATTGGGTGATGATAGAAAATTACCATACGGTACTTCTATGTTGGAAAAAGCCAGAAGGATTTGGAAACAACTTATTTTGTCTGAAGATGCTATGTTAATCTATAGAACATCAAGAGCACCTGAAAGAAGGGTGTTTAAGGTATTCGTGGGTAATATGGATGATAAGGACGTTGAGCCATATGTACAAAGAGTTGCCAACAAATTCAAGCGTGACCAAGTTGTGGATTCAGCTACAGGTAACGTAGATTTAAGATACAATCAGATGGCGGTTGACCAGGATTATTTTATTCCTGTTCGTGACCCTAACGCGCCAAACCCAATTGATACATTACCAGGAGCTCAGAACTTATCTGAGATTGCGGATATTGAGTATATCCAAAAGAAATTGTTAACGGCACTTCGTGTTCCTAAAGCGTTCTTAGGTTTTGAAGAAGTAGTTGGTGATGGTAAGAATTTGGCGTTACAGGATATTCGTTTCGCTCGTACAATCAATAGAATTCAAAAATCTATGATTCAGGAGCTAAACAAAATTGCAATCATTCACCTTTACATTTTAGGATTTGAAGATGAATTAAATAACTTCACATTAGGTTTAACTAACCCATCTACTCAAGCTGATTTATTAAAGGTTGAGAACTGGCAACAAAAAATACAATTGTACAAAGATGCTGTCGCTGACCCAGGTAATGGTATTCAACCCGTTTCTTCTTCTTGGGCTAAGAAGCACATCCTTGGTTTCTCTGATGAAGAAATTAAATTGGATATCCAACAACAACGTATTGAAAAGGCTGTTGCATCTGAATTGGAAAAAACTCCTGAGGTTATCACTAAGACAGGTATCTTTGATAACTTGGATAAGTTATATGGTAATAGACCTGGAGAGGGTGGTAGTGAATCCCCTGAGCCGGGTGGTGATAGTGAAATAACAGAACCCGCAGATACTGGTTTTGGTGACTTAGGTGCTGATTTTGGAGGAGCACCTGAAGTGGGTGGAGCACCTGAAGTGGGTGGAGCCGAGGCAGCACCTGAAGCTGAAGTTACTCCTGAATCTGTAAAAGAAAGGGATATGAACCTTATAGTTGAGGAAGGTAATTTATTGAAGGGTAATGTAGTTGACACAATAGATTTGTCAAAAGGTAGAAAATCATTAGGTGAAATTGAAAGTAAATTGGACCAGTTATTAAACAAGTGATATTTATAAAATAAAATATCATGAAAAAATTCGGTCAAATAAAATCAAATATCGAAAATCTTCTAGCCAATTCTTACGGTAAAGATTCATTCAAGAATCATATTAAAGAATTTAAAAAAAGAGTTTTATCTAATAAAAACATCTCTGAAATTTATTATATCTATGATGATTTATCATCTAAAAAAGGTATAAATAAAGATATCGCATCAGAATATGTTAATGAATCTTTGGAAAAATTAGTTTCCTTAATTGATAAAAACAAAAGCAAAATCCAAGAATTAAGTGATTGGGTAGATACTTTGATTAAAGATGTTGATGGAAATCAATATTCAGATATCGATTTTGTGGTTTATGAAAACAAAATCACAAACTTGGAAAAAGTTTTAGAATCTAAAACACGTCTTAAAAATTTAATTGTAACAAAAGAAGAAAAATCTTTAACTGAGAGTGTTAATATTCCACTATCATCTATGTTAAAAATTGCAACTTCTACGTTTAATAATGAATTCTCTACAATTTCAGAAGAAGAAAAAACAGAGTTAAAATCTCTACTTTCTTTGAACAAAAAAGAAATTGAAAAACAATTTATTGAATTAAAAGAGTCAGTCGTTTCGAAATTGGAAATGACTCGTAGTGAATCTGATGATAATGAATTGTCATCTAAAGTTTCACAGACGATAAATAAAATCAATGAAAGTAAACCTGATTTGGTTTCATTGTATAAACTAAAACAATTAGAACAAGGATTATGAACAAAGAACAAGTATTAGGTGTATTAAGACACTCACTTACATTTATTGGTGGTATTTTAATGGCTAAAGGCTTAATTGATGAGACGCAGTTTTTAGAATTAAGCGGTGCATTAATCACCTTAGTTGGTGGTGTATGGTCAGTATTAAGTAAGAAATAATGAAGAATTTATTTTTTGGTTGGAACAACATTAAATGGTTAATTAAAGAAATTGGTAATCTTTATACGGGTAAAGATTCTTATTTTTCTAAAAAACGAGTTGAGTCTGGAATTGCATTTGCAGTTGGACAATGGGGTATGATATATTTCTTATTACAAAATCTATCGACTATGAGTACTTCAGATATTGTACTATGGGCTGGTGTTGAGTTTGCTATTAGTGGATATATGTTAAACCAAATACAAAAAGAAAAACAAATGAATCAGGAAACTGATGAACAATAATAAATTTTAAAATTACTTAAAAATAAAAAAGGTCCAATTAATTGGACCTTTTTTTATTCATCATTATCGGATAATGATTGTTTGTATATGGCTTTCATCTTTTGTTCTCGTTTTTTAACTGATTTTTTGACAAACTCTTGTTTTTCCCTTAATTTTTCAATTTGACGGGTTTTAATAACTTTATACTTGTATCGTTTTAAAGCTTTTTCGATACTCTCACCTTTTTTTAATTGAATTACTATCATACGTTGATTTAATGATAATAAATATAAACTCTTTTGACAAGTTTTGACTAATACAAATATTTTTATTATATTTTATTAAAATAAACGAAGAAAAAATATGAAATATTTTATATGAAAAAAGGGAAGACATCTAAGCTTTCAATTTTTGAAAATGCTAAATGTGTATATGGTACGGTAGATTCAATAAATTTTAAATCATTATACTTAAACATTCAATCGTGGGTAGAACCCAAAAAAGAAGTAACAAATTGGGATAGAGTTACAGGGAATTTGAACAGACAAATTAAACATACATTATTAGAAGTTGTAGATAATACTATTTTTGATAATAATTTTATTGTGGATTTAGATTTACGTTCAAGTGGAATTCAATTAAATAAAAAGAGTTTTATGAATTTAGAGATTACTTTTTTTATTAAAAATCCAATAGATTTTAAATCAACAACATTAAAGGACCGTGTTAAACAAATCGCTAAATCTGTATATTCTGAAGAATTATTAAAGTCCGAATATTTTGATTTAAGTAAGTCAAAAACAAAAAAGGAATAAACGGGTATATTTATAGTAAAAATATATCATGAAAGTATTAGGTCCTAGCGATACAGGAAAAGGAATATTAGTTGAGTGGGATGCTGGTTTTGTATCACCAACTGAAGAAAGAAACGCTCAAGTAATAAGAGAATCATATGGTCAATTAGAACATTCTAAACCATTTGTATTTTATGCCGTTTTACAAAAATATGGTGTACCAAATAGAAATGGTAGAGTATACCCTGAAAGAATATTAAAAAGAGAAGCTGAAAATTATAAGAAGGCAATCGAAAAAGGTTTATCAATTTCAGAATTAAATCACCCTGAATCTTCTTTAATAGATTTAGAAAGAGTATCGCACTTAATTACTGATGTATGGTGGGAAGGTAATGTTTTAATGGGTAAGATTAAACTATTAACAACACCTGGATTCCACGAAAGAGGTATTGTATCTTCACCTGGTGATATTGCAGCTAACTTAATGAGACAAGGTGTTACTATGGGTGTATCTTCTCGTGGTGTTGGTTCATTAGCTAAAAAGGGTGAACAAAATGAAGTACAAGATGATTTTGAATTAATTTGTTTTGACTTAGTATCATCACCATCAACACCAGGAGCGTACTTGTTTTTAAACAAAGATGATAGAAGTCAGTATGACGAAAATTTAGAAGAAGAAAGAAATATGAAACTTTCTAACCCTATTAGTGGAGGTTCTAACAACAAATCACTTGACTTAATGAAAAGACTTTCCGATTATTTAGGTTATTAAAAAAATTATAACCATGGAAGAAAAATATTTCGTTGCAAAAATTCAGTATGATTTGCCAGATGAGAACTCAGGTAAAATTAAAAAAATCAGAGAAGAAAAATTAGTTAAAGGTTTTAACGTTACTGACGTTGAAGCTAAAGTAACTTCTAAATTTACAGGGTTCCCACACGATTGGAGAATTACAGCATGTGCTGAAAGTAAGATTGATGAGGTTTACGAATAACTAAAAATAACAAATTAAAAACTTTTTAAATCAGGGGAAACCCTGATTTTTTTTTGCTCTTTTATGTACAAAATGAATTTTTTTAAAAATAGAGATATTTATAAGTTGAAACAATAAACTCTTGCAATTAAAAAAATGGCAGACACAAAAAAATCTCTAGTTGAAGAGGCGTTACTACAAATGAAAAATTTGGAGGAAGCCGTTACTCAAAACGCAAAAGGAATACTTGCTTCTACAATGAAGGAAGAAATCAGCGAATTGGTAAAAGAATCTCTATCTGAAGAAGATGAGGTTGAAGACGAAATGGTGTCAATGGAAGAAAGTTCAGAAATGGAAAAAGAGTCAGAAATGGCTGAACAAGAAGATATGGAACTTGACATTGATGTAGATTCTGAAGACGAAGAGTCGGAAGATGATGAAGAAATGTTGGACATGGATAGTGAAGACGAAGGTGAAGAAATGTTAATGATGGACTTACCTGGTGATGAACTTGAAGTTGACGACGAAGAAGAAGTTCTATTACCACTTGATTTAACAGGTGCATCAGACGAAGAAATCTTGAAGGTATTCAAGGCTATGGGTGAAGAAGATGGTATCATCGTTACAAAAGACGAAGATGGTATTTCACTTAAGGATGATGAGGCTGGCGTAGAATACGAAATCCATACTGAAAGCGAAGACGAAGCTGAAGAGGATGAAGTAGTTTACGAAATCGAAATCTCTGAAGAAGAGGACGACGACATGGAAGAAGTAGAAGACGAAACTGAAATGGAAATCGACGAAGAGTGGAAAGAAGAAGTTGAAGAAGAGTGGGGTTCTAAAAAGCACGAATTTAAGCGTGAAAAAGGTCATAAGACTGGTGATGTAGACGGACATTACAAGGATTATGAAAATGAAGGTGAAATGGAAGAAGCAGCTCACACATTAGGAAACGGTTCAAGAAATGACTCAAAGAAAAAGTCATTACCTAAAATGAAAGTTAAAACTAATGAAAGTGAATTGAAATCTGAAGTTGAATCTTTAAGAGCTAAAAATGAAGAGTACAGAAAAGCATTAAACATCTTTAGAGAGAAGTTAAATGAAGTTGCTGTATTTAATTCAAACTTGGCTTACGCAACTCGTTTGTTTACAGAGCACACTACTACTAAACAAGAAAAAATAAACATCCTAAGACGTTTCGATTCTGTTGAAACATTGAAGGAATCAAAGACTTTGTATAAGAACTTGAAAGAAGAATTCGAATCTAAGGAGTCAACTTCAATCAACGAAAGTGTTGAATCTAAAGTTGCTAGAACTCCATCGAGAGGAGCTTCTACAAATCTTATCGAGTCAAAAACTTATGAGAATCCACAATTCTTAAGAATGAAGGATTTGATGAATAAATTAAAATAAACTAAAAACTAAATAAAAACTAAAATGGGAGCATTATTAGAAAGCGGTCTAGTTGGTAACATCGGCATGAAGCACTTGAAAGTTATCAAAGAAGACACAATCAACAAATGGGACAAATTAGGATTCTTAGAGGGTTTGAAAGGTCACTTAAGAGAGAACATTGCACAGTTATATGAAAACCAAGCATCTCACTTAATCAACGAAGCGTCGTCTTCAGACAGTTCAGGTTCATTTGAAACTGTAGTTTTCCCTATCGTGAGAAGAGTATTCTCTAAATTATTAGCTAACGACATCGTGTCTGTACAAGCTATGAACTTACCTATTGGTAAATTATTCTACTTCGTACCTAGAATTCAGGGTTACGATAACTCTGCACCAAATCCTAACACGCACTACGCACCATTGGGAGCACCAAACGGTCCAGCTGCACAAGGAGCAGGTTATCCACCAAATGCTAACGCATACCAAAAGAACTTGTATGACTTGTTCTACGAAGGTAACGAAGCGGCATTAGACCCTCCAGGGTTATTTGACTACTCTAAAGGTCAGTGGTCAGCAGTTACTGCA